CTGTGCTTCGTTCGTGCAACCAAGGGCGCGTACATCAACGGGGCGGTACCCAAAGCGGTCAATTGCCTCGGGGTGATGGACTGAGACCTTCTTCTCTTTGTAGTAGTCGTTGGGATCGATGTAGCTTACGTTGGCAATATTTCGCCTAGCTGCCTTTGCTACGCCCTCATACATAAAGCACGGGGCGGTGACCTCGCCGTTGTCATCTGCCTCTTGGATGACGTTGGCTTCGGAGAACAGTCTGTACTCTGTGTCGTTGGCAACCGGCTTATCAATAGTCACGGAAATCCTCCCCCCGGCGTAATAAATCTGGGCTTGAAACGTAGCGGCTACAGATTTCAGTAGGTCGTAAGCATCAGCCACGCCATCGATGTAGGCATTAAAAGTTATGTTGTTGTCTGTGCAGTATTGGGCGGCGTTCTTGAATGTAGCCAGATCGATGTCCTCCATGCGGATTCCGGGCTGCACCACGGTGCCTCCACCAGCTGCTGACTTCGAATAAGTGCGGCCGCCCACGCCGTAGCGGGCGTTGGTTAGGAGGTCTAGCAGCACATATGCTGGGTTATCACTATAGGCGTAACTGACACGTAAACCGCTTGATACAGTGGGTACCTTGATCCCCCGTACCTTTGCGTGGATTGTGGGCATCTGAGTAAATTCAGACACATTGAACTTCATGCCCAGAAGTGCCGACTTAGGATATCTGAGGCGCTCAGCCCATGTCACATCAGCGGATACAAAGGCTACCTCACCTTTTGTCCATTGATAATTGTCGACCGTTGTATCCCCGCTTCTTACTGTCTCTACGTCAGGCAATTGCCCTCGGTCTAAGCGGGTGACCAGGATACTGATTGGTAGAGGTCTGTCGGTAATATTGACGTCAATCGTCTGGATCTTGACGGCCTTAACAAATCTACGTACAAAGGTTTCAGTGTATAAAGTATTGTTGGCTCCGTCAATAACCCGTACATTGTAACTCAGCGGGTTATTCTTGCCCCTATCGGTATAAGAATTGTACCTAGTATACGAGCTGTTCTCGCCGCTATGGCTATGGAGCATATAGCAGGGGCCGTAGGTTAATCGGATCTGCAGATTGTCCGCGTAGCTCTGAGCAAAGGATCGGACGACCTGCTGGTTGGGGTCGTCACCCTCGGTGATTGCTTGCAGCGTTGCTCCTGCTGAGAGGTGAAATCCACCCGATTTAACGAAGGTAATAGGGTTTCCTGTTTGTTCCCCATCGGTAAGTTCCAGGTTTTCAACTTGAATATTGCCTAGTTTTGCACCGTTCAGGAACAAATTGTCGGAAGCTGGGCCAGCTAGCCCTTCAATTTGACCTTCTGAAACAATGCCCAGATAGTGGCCCTTATTATCATCGATATAGGAGCTAATGACCGGCATTGACTGGGCTAGAAATGTGCCATATAGCAGCGGGATCGGTGTCCCCTGGCTAGCAGTTCCAGAGGCCCCGTCGAACACGGCATCATCCGCCTCTGCTGCTTCATTAGTTCCCTTTTGGGGAACACCGGGGGCTAGCAGACCTGATATGCCCGTGAAAATCAAGCCAAATCCCAACGAGGCGATTGCGGTCTGGATACCTGCGGAGATTGTGCCTGCAGCGCCGAATGCTACAAAACCGAAACCGGTGATGGCGAATGCAACTAGAGCGATGCCAATCAGGATAGTGAGGATACTCTTAAAGATATTCATGCCGGTGATCACAGGGACCAGCACCATCTCCCGGCAGCCCAGTCCTAGGTCCTCGTAGCCGATCCCATCGTTGGAGTTGTTGGTCAGAATCTGCCAGTAGATACCGTATTCATGCGAACCCTCCATGAAGGCTCGAAACCCTGGAAGCCTGTGGCACAACGCCCGAATCGCATCCTGTGGGCTGTGAACGTGCAGATTGTGAATTCGGCCGAACCGCTTACCAGCGATGCCTTCTAAAACGATCTTCATTTCTTGAGTACGTCTTCAAATACGATGAGACCTTCTTCCACGCTCCATTTCTCAATCCGGTCGGCTTCGACGACATAGACGTAGGTGGTCAACTCCATGTTCGCAGCTACAGCTAGGTCGTGATCGCTAAACCCTCCCGTTCCGGTTGGATGTGAGTGAAATATTATGGAGGGCCTGTACTTTAGATAGTCCTCTGCAGAAAGCACGAACGAGTTTTCAGGCTTGTCTGATTTGTTGTGACACAAGATTGCTCTACCTTCTACGACAACCCCACAGGCTTCAAGTGGGAAAGCGGTCAGGCACAGCTTGGCGATTGCACTATGTAAGGTCATACTGTTGCGGCGGGGAATCCACCAAAGGGGTAAGGCTCCGCGTTCCTGCTCTTGCAATTCTCCAATGTCTTGTTACATATAATTGCTGCGGATGAGGAACCGCATTCAGGGCTTCCGTAGGCGAACGGACAGTAGTTGGGATAGATACGCCTTTGGGGGATGGACAGACCTTCCAAATCCATGGCGGAAGCAAGCTCATAAATGACCCCGAGTTTGGACTCTTCTGTTTTTCTGTTGAAGTGCCAATAATCTGGTGTGAAGTGAGCATTGGCGTCAAACGTTGGCTGCGGAATTCCCCCAACGCTGTTTAGGTACTTGCCATAAGTGCGTATGCGCCACAACCGGAATCCAATTAAATCATCGAAGTCGTAAGACAGATTTGTGAACTGCCCGTCCACATTTGCGATGGCAATCTTTGGTGTGGGCAATCTATTGCTGCCTGCTATCTCAAAATCAGATGCCTGAATAGGAACAGGCTGGTAATTGACCAATGTCCCTCCCTCATCGATATAGCGCACGATCTTGCCACCAGTCTGTTCTGGTGATACAAGAAATATCTTCCCACCCCAGCTCGTACTAAGGTGGCTTCCATCAATGATGAATAAATGGATTAGCGCATCCTCTTTCATTACGCCGTTCCTCTTGTTTCTCTTACTAGACCAGCAGATAACTCATTTGGTCTGTTGTAACCTCGAGACGACCCGGTGTAACCCTGCCAGGGGCTAGTCACCGCATTACCGCTGAATGTAATTTGAGTTGGAGTTCCGTTTCCGTTGCGGTAGTCGGTGAGTCTGTCGTTATAGGTATTTAGAGCGGGACGCACCATAGCCTCGTACTTGTCTCCGACCAGCTTTAGCATGTGAGCTTCAAATCCTGAGAGTCCTCCGCGTCCCTTGTACGCAATGGGCTCTATGCCGAAGCCTTGAGAGATTGTGTACGAAATGCTGCTAAACCTATTTGATATAAATACATCCCTTGAGCCTCCCCTTTGGCTAAACCCGTTGTTGTAGCCAAACTTGACAATGAGGTCTACCCAAGCTGCGCCTCTTGTAGGATTAAACTCAAAGAAGTTGTAACTTTCAAACGAGGTATTGCCGGCAGGTGTTTCCCCATATTCGTCTACATAAAAAGACGTAGAGTCGCTTTGATTCTTTGCAGTGCTGCCGGATGCGTTGAACCGAGCCCGATACCGCCAAGGCTCATTTCCAAGATGCTGGTCGTACAGAGACTCGATCTCAGCTCTTGTTATATCCCTCGTCTTCATCGGGTATGAATTGACCAGATCCCTGCGGCCGGCGTAGAAGTCTTCTTCTGCTTGTCTTAAATTAGATAGTGCAAGTAGCAGCGGTCCGGCGGCCGGTTGGGTAAGAATCAATGTTGCCTCCGAAACTACTGGATGCCTAGCCATATCCTTAGGGCGTGTAGGCCAAGCTCAATGTGAAGGTAAAAATCCGCCTGTTTGTCGAGGGCAGAATCTGTTCGCTGTAGGTTCCGTTCTTCAGCCGGTAGCGTTGTTGAGTGTTGGAGAACGGCGTCAGTGTTGCTAGAAAGTAATCTCCACCAGCTACGAGGTCGAGATTGGTTCTCAACGTGCCGGCATTAGCGGAGGTCAAGGGCTTGGTAGTTATGTCGTACTCCGTCCGCTTTGTGTTGATTCCGTCTTTTTGGAGTTGCTCATAGCCCTCGCCGAATCCATATTTCCGGACTCGGTGAGTAACCTTCTCAACAACTGAGATCGTCAGGTCCAGCGATAGCGCTCTATCGGCCACTCAACATACCTCCAGGGCGCCGTTCTTCAAGGATGACGCGCTTAACCGCGTTATCAATAGCTTTCCCGAGTTTACCGGCCTGATCACCTGTCATTTCTGTCTGAGTTCCGCCCTGACTATCAACATTAACGGTGATGTTGGTGTTAACAGTATTCCCGGCTTGTTGGTTCATGTCGACAGGAATCGCCTTCCCGTTGGGTAGGGGCACCACGGCCTCGTTGTAGGCACCTTCCCCGACCAAGCCGAGGGTGGGACGGTTGACGATGCCGCCTTTGGCAAAAGCCTGGAAGCCTCCAACCAGGATATTTCCGTTTGCGCTCCTTATGTGGGGCAGGTTCATGAAACCCGAATCGGCGGGTGGAAGTGAGAATCCACCACCACTGGCCGATCCAATTCCCAGAGATCCGCCCAGGTCGAGCCCTCCGCCAAACAGGCCGCCGACTCCTACCCCACCAGCACTACCACCACTTGATGCTTTATTTCCACCGAAGAGTCCTCCGAATAGTCCGCCCAAACCTCCCTCACCACCGGTGTTCATGCCAAAGATGCCTAGCAGCGACTTATAGATAAGCATCGTGATCATCTGCGTAATAATCTGCTCGGCCATCTTTATGAACGAGTCCCCGATGCTCTGGAACATATCACCAAGAACCTGATTCACAGTCTTGGCACCTGTGAGGATATCGCGCAGCCCAAATGTCATGGCATTTGATATTGCGCCGCCAATCTCGCCAGCTAACCCCCGTATCATCTCCATTTTTGCAACGACTGCGTCGACTTCTCCTAAACGCTCGGCGTCAAACATTTTTTGCTGTCTAAGTTTCTCGAACTCTGCCCTTATCTCTGCCGCCGCATCGGTGGTTTCAGTACGCCAGTTCGGCAGCTTCATATCGT